GCTCGGCTGTCAGCCCGGTTTCGCGCAGTTGCTTCTCAAACTTCGCCAGCTCTTGCTCGGCCTTGACTACCTCGCGCTGGAAGGCCCTATATTGTTCCTCGTTTATTTCGCCTTTGCGGAACTGCTCATTAACCTGTTGTTGAGCAGCACGGAGTCTATCGAGCTTTTCCCGGCTGTTTTCAACTGCTTCAGCCAGGAGTTTCTGCTTCTGGGCCAACAAATCAGTGTTCCCTGGGTCTAGTTTTAGGAGGCGTTCAACTTGGCGGAGCTCGCTTTGGAGATCTCTTGATTTTTTATTTACATCCTCAAGAGCCTTATTTAGTTTTTGCGTATCGCCGCCGATCTCGATGGTTATTCCTTTTATTTTACCTGCCATAGTCTCACCCCCCTAAAACCGGTCAAAATCAACCTGGGTAGCCTGCCTTACGGTTTCCCGGGTATCCCCATCGGCATCATTGAGACGCTCATTGTTGTAAGTAACAACGTACCCAAGTATCATCCCAAGCGTTAAATGCTCGAAGTCACGCAAAGTAAGGCCCCTCTCGATGGCCCGGAGCATTACCAGTTCCGTTGTTAACTCGAGAGGGGGTTCATCATCGGTTTCTATTTTTTTTTACTTTCCACAGTAGAAGTTAAGCAGGAGAAAACCATATCAACTATTTCCGGGATAATGTCCATAAGCGGGAATTCTGAAAACTCGTCTAGCCATTCCATAGGTGGCGGAAGATTAGGATCCGCAGTCTTGGCCAGTGTCCAGATAAGGTTATAGAATACTTCAAGATCGAGAGTGTCAATATTTTTTATCTGACCCTTGCTGTCAATAGCGGACTGAAGCCGGAGAATATCCTGCAGGGCGTCCCTGCCGAACTGGGCTTTATATCTAAGCAAAAAGGCGCCGGTGCTTTTAAACCGCACCTGGCGCCCATCAATAATTAAGATTTTCTCCATGCAATCACACTCCTGTAGGTTCTACATAGGTGTATACCTGACTATACCAAGTATCATATTGAGCTTGCCCTGGTTCAACTTTTGCTTTTACCATTCCGGTATCAAGAGCAGGACTCGCCACAACACCCATCGTTTCAGTCTGAGGATCAGAAGTATTCGTTTTTGTTGAACTCTGCAAATTAGGTCTGCTCGGGATTACATTATACAAAACATGCCTTACTGCATTTTTGTCGCCGCTAAATTCAAAAAGCAGTGCAAAGTTTTTGGGTATTGCATTAGCATCTTCAAAAAGCACTCCGTTTGCATCTTCTTTGTACCCAAGCACATCTTTTTTGAATTCATCCGGGAATAAAGCTACTTCCAGGTCGCCTTCATACCCATCATTTGTAGCGGATGTATAATACAGCATATCATCTGCATAAAAATCCGTTCTTTCGCCACGAGGGTTTAAGGTCAAGCTGACCGCCCCTGGGATCGGCTTAGGCGTATCGTATGTTATTTCACCACCTGTTTCCGTGACAACTGCATAATGCACGTTTTTAAGACCAAATTTGACTTTGTTACTCACTTCTGTTTACCTCCTTATATTTCATAGAGGACCTGGAAGAGGCCCTCAGATTCAATATACGTCTCGGTTTTCTCCCAAAAAATATCGTTCTCATCAAAAAGATCCTCAATCATTTTTTCGATAGCGGGGTCTTTTTTGGTTGTATACAGCTCTACTTGATAGTTGTTAGCCTTACTATAGACCCCGTTGTCTGCTCCGAAATTACTGGAATAGTTAAATAAATAAACGATATAAGGCGGTTTTGGAGGCTTTTTAAAATGGTGATATGCAATTGGCAATTCAGTATTTTTAAGTAACTCTAAAAGTCTTTTTTCATCCATTTCTAATTGCCTCCTCCACCTCAGCAACAAACTCCTGAATTACCATTTCTTCCGCAGGCCGGATATGCGGCCTCCCCTCTACCCGGCCACCGCCCACCTTGGCATGGCCGTACTCAAGCAAGTGCGCCAGCCGGTAGTGCGGGGCTTTAACGTGAATAATTCGCAGATCCGGCTGGCCGATTGCTTTTTCTGTAGACATAGTCCAGCTTTTTGCGTATTTGCCGGTTTTTTTCGGAGATGTTTGTTTGAGCTTCTTAACTGCGGCTTTTCCGACTTTCTCGCTTGATACGTTGACCTTCTCGACTACATCCTGCGAGTATTCGGCCAGGCCCTTTGCGATCTCCGCGGCCAACTGGTCGATGTTGATATTAGCCATCTGTACCCACCTTCTCACACGTCAACTCCATCTCATCAAATGCCAACTTGGAGCCTTGGCGGGTAGCTCCACCCCGATAGGCCCTAATGACCTTATATCGTTCGCCCTCGAACTCTACTTCCCGTTCGCCACTATATTCGAACTCATGCGCAACAAACACTATTTCCGGCCTCAATCCGGCAGTAGCGGCGCCATAGAATTCCGATCTGTCAACAGATTTTACTTTGCATAGTATTGTCTTTCGAGTTTCAACCGGGATCTGGTTGCCAATTTCGTCCTCGCCCCAAGTCTGACTAATTAGAGTCAATTCATGGTCATACGTCACTGGGCACCACCTCCGGCATGGATAATCAGGTTATGGAGTCGGTACTGCAGGTGCCTGGGCATACCTGTTTCACTATCTCTACTCTGATATCTCCAGGTAGCATAGTCAACTATAAACATGAGGTGATAGGGGTTAGCACCGTCAAGCACTAACCCTTTCTCCTCCTCAAGTTCTTTAACTACACCGTCAACAATGGCGGTCAGGTAAATGTCACGAACGTCTGTTTTTATTCCCAGCCGCTCCTTAACCAGAGCGACCACTGTTGAAGCGTTCATTTCTTCACCGCCTAAGTGGTTTTCTTGACTTTGAGCGTAGCTGTGCCGGAAGCAATCGCAATACCATAGTAGAACTCGGCAACAGTTAAGACCTTACCATCGTCATCATTCGTAAAGCCAGCAAGGGTGGCCTTGCCGTTGGTGAAGGTTATTGGTGTAAATCCGGTATGGTATGTTCCATACTCAACTTTTGCCGCATTGGTTCCTACCCTATAGCCGAAGAATGTACCGGACGCTTGCCCGCCGGACATGGTAATATCACTTGAACCGGGGGTGCTAGAGTGCGCTTTAGAAGTAATCGTCAATTTGCCAAGCACTGGGTTAGCGAGGTCAGAAGGAAATACTGCGGAGGTAGTAACATTCTCGTTCTTGATGTTCATCAACACAAACCCTTCCGCAATAACAGGCAGTCCATCATACCTCGCCAGGCCTTTAAATACTGTCTGGTCTTCAATAAACTTCACGTGCTCGGAAGCAGCAAGGACGGTGCCCTCGCGCTCAACCAACAGATAGAGGTCCCCATAGCCACTAACTACATCATAATTTGGCATGAAATCAAGGATTACGATGTCGCCGCCCAGCACGGGCATTTGGTTCTGCATGCCGGTTACGAGCGCCCCTGCTGCATTGAAGTTTAACAGTGTGCTCATCAGGTAAGCATAGGTAACGCTGTTCATGGCGTGGAATTTACGACCATCTGAATAATTATTCTTGCATGCAGCAAAAGCTCCAATAATATCGCCAATCAAAGCTGCTCCCGTGCTGTTTAATTTCTTCATATTGCTAGTGCGTAAATCTTCCCATGCCGGGGCGTTTGCGGGGTAGCCAGCCGGCTCACTTGTTTGCGCCAACCGGGTAACAATACCTAAAGGTTGTTTTATCCCAGTACCATAAAGAATGGCTTTATCAAGAGCGATCCCGATGGCTTTTGAAATTTGGGCCAAAATCTCAGATGCTAAATTAATATCGCTATCCTGCAAAGTGGAATTGGGGATTACCACAAAACCACCGACTTTATAACCGTCAACCTCGACCTGGTTGAAGCTAATTTCCAATTCGTTTAACGCCCCAACCATCTCAGTCCAGACCGCTTCCGGCACTGTCCCGGTTACGTTTTGACGGGCTGTCCCTTTTAACGGTTTATAGTTTACCTTGGTGATTAATTTGGAGCTCAAGGCAATGTTGTCCCTCAAAAGGCCAAGCATCACATCAGGGATTAGCAGGTCCCCGCCGGTAACAGACCTCTTTTGCGCCCCGAGTTCCCTGGTCCTCTGCAAAAATTCTCTTACTTCTTCACGGGCAATCAGGGCATCAACCTCGCCCCTATTCATGCCGGCAAAAAATCCTCTTTTCATTCTAGTTTCCCCTCCTTGTGTTTTGCCTCTCACCGGTTCCACCGGAGGAAGATCGTTTTTAGGTTCTTTGTTTTTAAGTTGTTCCAGCTCGTTCTCTAATTCAGCAATCTCGCCCTCAAGTTTAGTTTTCTTTTCCTTCAGTTCACCCTGTTCTTTTTCCAGCTTTGTCGTTTCTTCTTCAACTACCACCAACTCTTCATCTGTTTGCGCTTCTTCAATGGCCGCTTCAAGTTCATCTGACCGGGTTTTCAGTCCCTGCTCCTGCTTGAGCAGCTCTTCAAGCTCTGCTTTTCTCTGCTCGATTTTTTTGCTGATCATCAGTTGCTTAAGCATCTTATCCTCTCCTTTAGTTTGTTTTTCCTCTGTTCCAACTGCCTCTCATGGTATTGCTCGACTTCAGCCTTCCTTGCCTGCACTCCGGTCTCCTCATAAGCCGGGAAGGTGCAGACCGAAACCTCATGCAGGTCAATCTCCTGAATGGTCCATTTTACTGTCCCGTCATTTCGCCAGTCGGTTTCTTCCTTGAGAATATTAAAGCCAAAACTGCACTGGTCTACATCCCCTCGCTTTACTCGCTCATAAAGGTTTACCGCATCGGTGTCGTTAGGGTTGATTTTTACCCTGCCCCACAAACCGTAACTGTCTGCCTTTAGCTCCAGGGTCCCGGCTTTGTTTCGGCCCAATACCAACGTTGTGTCGTGGTTTATCAATGCCCTAATGTCGTTGTTTAAGGTTTCGTCAAAGG